TAAAATTGTCTGTTTGCCCGCTTGTGATTTAACGAGCAAAGAGACTGCATGACTCCATTTTAAAGAGCCGATACATAAGTAACATTTAAGTTCTTGTAAAACCCACCTGCGCGGGATAAAACCGAAATCAATTATCGGAGGATTAAACAAGAACATGAAACTATCACAGTATCACGCAAGGTGGACATTCAAAAGAACGCTATCGAACACTTTGTTACAGTAGAAGTGGGCGACAGTAATCTGTGAGTAAACTACAAATCTCACAAACTTAGTTTTTATCGAAACTTAACGCTTTATTTATATGAAAATAAAGAAAACAGACCACAAAATTTAATAACCAAAGAAAACAAAAGAATCTAAGCTATTGACAAAGGAGGTACAGAAAGAAAAAGTCCAAAATTGAGATCATCACCTCCAGACCTCAAAACAGCAGCCTCTAAGTTAGCAGCGGGAATGCTACTACGAGTAACAAAGACTCTAGGAGCTAATCCGGTATTAATATCCGCATAAAAGTTACCGACATTACCAACGCAATCACTATTCGGACGAGAGTGATAGCGATGATACTGAGGAACCTGAACTTCTCCGGAATAGCCAGCTCTATAATACGTGACAGGAACACCGACACGACCGAGAGCTGTAGCACTATTAAATGGGCTAACAGAATTGTAAGACCACGGAGCAGATTTGGATGCATTAATACCATTAGTCAGAGCCAAAGCAATAGAAATAGGTGCAGTATTTGTGACCGCTGTATTATCTAAAAACTTTAACCTGACACTGCCTCGAGAATAAGTATAACAAGAGGCAAATCTAGAATACAAATCTGCATGAATAGCGGGAGGATCAATAGTGGTACCTATAATAAAACCACTAGCTATCAAAAATGGCGTTACATTCAGAAACAAATTAGGAGTAGGTGATATAACAGAAGCCATCTGACAAGGTAACTTAAGTAAAGTTCTAAGAGAAGTTATCTTTTCTCCAACACAAAGTAAAGCATTAACAGAATTGTCATTACTAAATTGGGAAACCCCAATAGTAGATTCAAGATTTGAACAGACATTATTAGGAGTTTCAGGAGAAGAGAAAGCACTCCCACTTTGTGGAGAAATACCACTATAATACGTGTAATTATTCGGAATAGGACCTGCAAATTCCATATCAGGGCCACCGGCTCGCTCTATAATAACAGATATTGAAGTAGATACAGTAGAAGGAGCGACTAGCGGATCAACTATAAAGATACAAAAAGTACCAATAGTAGAACTAGGGTCATTAATAGTATAAGGCGAAGCACTAATATAAGGAACAACAAAAGTGAACTCATTAGTTTCCCTAATATCAATTATCTGTCTATGCAAATAAGTTGAACTTGCCAAAGTAACAGCAGCAGGCGGCGATAAAACTGAATCAATTGGATTAAAACAAACAGCCAATCTACCACTATGAAATTCTGTCTTTATCAACTTAATTTTATAGATCATCGAACCTCTCCAATAAAAGAAGTGGCTAGCGACTAACTGTAAAGGTGAAAGATGATAGAAAGTACCAGTACCTACCGTAGTAGTTAAAATATTACTCAAAGGATTGACTGGTAATTGAATAAATGAAGTTCCAGACGTTTGAGCTGTGTTCCAGGCAAATTGTGTGTGATAAACAGGAATAGTATTTAAAAAAGAAAAATCCATTTCATCCACATCGGTTCCTGAGAATCCCTTTGCCATACCAACAGAATTTTCATAAGAAAGAGCCAATGGAAAAGACATGTCTGGACCATCAGTATTGGCTGAATATGGCAAATAATTTTGAGTCACTCTAGTCGAAGGAGCTAAAGAAACAGGTTTAGACCAACCGAAGACTTTCGCTGCGTTAGCTGCAATATCGGCAAACCAAGAAGTAGTTAACGCATATGAACTTAGTAAAGGAACTTGTGCTATAATATTCGAAAAATCTCGAACTCTAATTAGAGTAGAAGAGACGGGCCCTATACCAGCAGAAGCTTGTTCGGCTTCTGTGGCATTTTTGGCAACTTTATTAGTAAAAACATTACGGCCAGATTGAGGCAAAGCTGCCACAACTAACTCAACATCCTCAAAATGAGAATATATTGTATAACCGCAAGTTAGATTACCAGCACCCGCACTTATTGAAGAATAAGGATAGAAGGATAAAATACCCCACAAGCCAAGATCGGAAGTAACATTGAGAGATCTGAAGGGGAAAAAATTCATAGTAGAATTAAAAGGAACCCTCAAAACAGCCTCAGTATCGCAACACAAATCCATTTCGACATGTGGTAAAGTAGTCCTCTGAACTAAAGTCGATAAATGATCATTAACCCATCTTGTATTCGCGGAAGTGTCATAATCGACACCACCTAACGCAACATAGGACATATTATAACGACCTTGCTGAAATCGATTGGCATTAATAACTAAACGGTAAACCGTCGTTGCTCTAAAACCAAGAAAACCATCAATTTTATTTGTCAACATAGTGCTAGCAGTAAAATTAGAGATGGGATTGCGAATTAATGGAAAAGTTGAAAACGTATCACCAACAGCTAAATTACCACTTTGAACTACAACAGGTTTAGCTAAAAAAGTCTTAATGTCTTGATTAAACTTATCAGAAGATGAGTCATAATAGACTCTATCTATGGAAGAGATATTCATAGGAGTAGAAAGAACAACATTTTTATCAGCCACAAATTGTGTAGTAGCGTTGGTCTCAACAAGACCAACAGCAGGTGAATCCGTCATAGGATTCAAATTTGTCACTCCCGAAGGAGGTATATTGGAAGTTGAAGTGATTCCAGCACTATCATTATTAGAAGCAAGTGTAAATTAAAACAAATAGCCACACTCAAGGCTAGACATCGCACCAATAGTTTCTGATATTGTGAGGTTTGCTCACATCCCATCTGATAGTAAACCTAAATAGGTAAGGATTATAACAATTCAAAGCCTTAGTGTCTTTTAACAATTGGATTTCATTGACACACGGGTATCCAGAGAACTGAGTATTGATTCTTATTGAATTCTAGTCAGAGTTTCTTTCTCAAGCATGTACTTAAACACCAATATATCCAGTACAAAATACATATTGGGAGGTTGATCATTTAATAGAAAGCCTCAGTGCAAAGCACTTGAGATTTCCTACATTCATAATCCATTATTAAAGGTTCGCTAGTATGCAAATAAGGATAATGCTTCTGAAAAGCATTAATAATCTTAGGAGCATATTCGTCGTGGACTACTCTATCATGAAGAGATAACTCTTTAATAGCAGTAATAACATTTGAACAAACGATAGCATTCTTATGCTTACGTTTAGTCCAATCAACCATCTTCAAAATAGATTGTAGACGCAAAGGAGCTATCCACAAATTCTCAGAAGTATCAAATACAAAACGCCTTTTCAAAAATTCAATCTCAGTTAAATTTCTCAGAGCAATTAGTGTACCATCTTTCGATTCATTAGTATAAACCATACCAATTTCTTTTACCTTTCCTGAAATAACAATATCATTAAATTTGGTTCTAAATAGATCAGATACAGCGTAAGCCACATCATCACCTTGAACTATAGCATAAATATTAGTATCAAACAAAGTTAAACTACCTATAGCTTTATACCAAGCATAACGTAGATTAAAATGACCATAAATGGTATTAATGATAATAGTAAACGGATGTCCACTACCTAAACCACTGAACCATTCATAAATCAAACCATCAACTATATGTCTAGAATTATAAACTTCCATCCATAATATAGAACGAATTCTTGCATTGTCAATACCATCATCGTACCATATATTAATGAAATAAAGCATAAGTAAATGTACTAAAGCTTTTTGAGAACCATCATATTTTTCATAATCACCGGCACCAATATTATCGGCACCGAATCTCAACAATCTCTTAGCAATAGTATTCCATTCGGAAGAATATGGATTCACTCCAATAGAAGAACCATTAAGCACTCTATTTTTCATGAACCATAAACCAAAAGCTCCAAAATACATTCTAAAAGCTAGTAAATACTCGAAGGGCGCACCAGAAAATAACCTAGTCGAACCGGATTTAACTTTCGCCAACTCACGGAGCTCGTCCTTCAAATTATCACTAAACACATGGAACATACGAGTATTATTCCTTGCTTTAGTAACTATTTCATTAACTTTCAGAGAAATCAAATCTTTTATGATCTCTTGCTCAACACTGCCATATTCATAACTGAAGAGCTCTTTCTTAAGATTACGCTGACCAGCAACACTAGCCGGCCAGCCTGCACTTGAGCTAGAATTAACAGAACCAAAGTCCATATCAAATTCTAAGCCAAAAATAGACTCATCTAAGGTATAAATCCGAGGCATAACAGTAAAAGTAGAATTCCATTCGCAATAAGAAAAATAATGAGCCATACATTTCTTTGCTATATCCATATCAAAGAGAACGTCCGGTTTACAATACTTCTTTTGAGCATTCAGTAATGGATCAACAAGGGTTCCATTATCACTAATGGACCGCAACAAAGCAGGAGCCATAGTAATAGGACCCAAAGAACCATACATTCGAGAACGACGTATATCTGTATTCAAATTTCTTGAAGGAGATAAATTAGTTCTACCTAAAATCTCAAATCTTAATGGAGCATTCAGATCACTAGCTTGAGGAGAAATTAAATCCGGAAACTCACTAATAACTTGCTCTTCACACATCTTGAGATCTTCTAAAAGATACTCTTGACACACAAAGCCCGCAAAACCATCACCATGATAATCGTGACCAGCAACATGCACACCAAATAACTTCCTCCTCTGAAGAGAAGGATTTAAAATAGCTAACAAAGCACCACAATCACCAGGTTGTGTAGGAACGTCATAGGTATATGATTCTTCAATACAGTAATTAAAATCTTTAAATTTAGTAATACCAATAACATTATCATACTTTCTACCCTTGCCAAAATAGAAACCCCTACCTTTATTCATGACAGAAAGCATAATGTCAAGATTAGCAGTATTATAATCCATATCACTCTTAAAAGCGAATTTATCAACTATATCCTGCCTTTCAGGCATTCTCTTAGGAAATTCAACTAAAGCTAAGTCATTAGTGCCTAAACGACCATAATGGTGTCCCTGTAAAATTTCACCAACAGTGAACAATAAACCAGGGTCATTAGGTTCTTTACCATGTCCTATTCTTACGGTACGCGTGATTCTCTTGGGATCACTATCAATACCTTGTAGTAACTTGACTATAAAGTGGTAAGGAATAAGAGCAACTCTACCTCTAACAAAAGTAATAGAGCCCAAACAATTCCATTTATCGTCATCAGCCATTAATTCAAACCGAAAACAATTCTTACGAACTATGGAAGTAACCAAATCAATACCAGAAGAATCTTCACTAAATTGAGGTTGAACTTTCAAAAAGGATTTAATAGCCTGTGAATTTTTCACAAATTTAGGATTAACCTTATGAGTTCTCATCTTATCACTAAAACCAAATGATTGAGGAACTTCTTTACCAGTCCACCATTTGTACAACCACTTAGCCAGAAAGACTAAAATAGAACTACTAGCTATAAAAGAAATAACACCTATAATGTTCTCTCTATTAAAAGTAAACCTAGCTTTAAAACTTTGCCAAGTAGGCAAAAGATTTAAAAATTTCTCAATATAACCTTTAATGGACTCAAAAATCCTAATTTTGTAAGGCCTATTATCGTAAGATTTAAATTTAAATCGACTAGGAAATTGAATACAATCATCAACATAATCAACAGCTTTATGAAAACCTAAATGGTCAATCAAAAGCAACGTCAAAGCATAAATATCATTTTTATGACCTGCTCTCAAGCAAGTTCTCAAATAAGAAATATAATCTGGCCTCATTGTTAACATGATTTCAAGAGACATAATTTGTTCTTCTGTACAACCAAGTGTATCTAAGAACTCATTATGTTCTGTATCTGACTCATCAATATCGCCGGACTGAGGTACAATACCATCATCACAGCAATAATCTTCAGGACATTCTTCGTCCTGAATCTTCGTGTCATAAATCAAAGAATACCTCTTAACCATCTCACGGAAATTTTGTCTGTGTAACGCAAAATATTTGCGTCTTACTTTTTCAAGTTCTCTACCCTTATCAATAACTTCTTGAAAGGAACATCTTTCGCCTACACCGTGATTAAATAAATTCAATTCATAATAATCAAGGTGTTCCGGACGCAAGTCAGTAACTTCTTCACCTTCAATAGATGCATCTTCACAAGTACCTATAACTTTAACAGGTAACTTATTATGATCCAATTTTCTATTCCAAAGGTCGTTTCTCAAATCTTCATCACGAGTATATTCCTCTTTAGGAACAACTAAGTAACTCATTGGGAAACGGCGCTTCATAGCATTAGAAGAAACAATAGCATTAGAAATAAGTGCAGGCTGATTAGTAGTAGCAATTACATACTTAGGTCTAATATAGACATTGCCCTTATTTTCAAGGTGTGCCATATGAGCACTATATTCTTCAGAATTAATAATACGAATGATTTCCATAGCTTCACAAGCAGGATTACCTGCAACATCGCGAGCTTGTAAGAAATCATCATATATCATAACTCTGACTCTATTAGTCATAGTATCAAAGAAAACATTCTCTTGTTTCCTAGAAAAAATAAATGTACCAGGATTCAAATCGAATTCTTCAACTTCGTCGGAAGTCAAAGAGTCTCTAGCCCAAATATTAGAACTATACAATGCAGAAACAGACTTAGCAACACCAGGACCACCAGAGAATAAAACTCCGACTGGTTCCTGGCGCATACCTTTTAAAGTTATGTCACTGCGCTCTAAATCCTGCAATATCTTTTTAAGAGTATTACAATCTTCATGTATAAGTCGTAAAGAGGCTTCAGAAAACTTATCTTTAGGAATAGATTTCAATAAATGTTTACCAACATCTATCATAAACAACACACTAGAACAAGTAGTGTCATTCAAAGGTAAAATACCTCTATTAGATTTATATGCTATATTCCGAACATCTTTTGAGAAACTATCAATTTCAGCTGAACAAGCATCAATAAACTTCATAGAAGGTAATTTTAAGAATGTTTCACGAACATAATTTACCAACTTCTCAACATATGAAATAATAAGTTTAGCTATTTCGACCATACCCAAGCGAGCACGACTAAAATCTTTCACAAACATCAAAGTCATAGAAGCAATAGACATACGTGTATTACCACACACAACTCCAATAAGAGATCCGGCTAAAATAGTACCGAATGTTTCCAAAGCAGAATCTGAAATTTGTGGAGAGATACTCTCCATGACAATATCAGGTACAAGAGGAATAGTGTCTCCTAGCTTAAGATATATGTTAAGTAAAAATCCTAATTGCTCAGGAACTTTAACTATAAAATAAATTGCACAAGAAACAAAAAATGCAAATGAAATCCAAGTCCTATCATGAGCATACCATGCAGAAGCAATGGCAATCAAGATAGAAGGATTCATTTTACTAATACTTGAAACAATATCGAACGCAGACTGTAGCATTTTGCTGTCCGAATTGAATACATTTATATTAGGCATTTTTGCACTAAAAGATTTAAAGAAATCTAAAAATTCCTTACGTTCTTCAGTGTTAGGTAGTTTATCATTAATAATGTCAACTACCTCAGGTATTTGATCACAAACCTTCTTGAGACCGAAAGGATCTGCAAAAAGATTTAAAGGATTAAATGAAACTTGCGGGTGAATATCAGAATCATTGTTATATGATTTTGAGTCTGATTCACCACCAAAAGGATCATCTATAGACTGAGGACTAATAGATTCATAATAATCTACAGTACCTTGCCATTGAACACGTCTAGCTATTTCAAAATAAGCTTCATCATCCTGCAACAACATCGCAGCAAAATTTCTTCTACCATGAGCTGTTTTTCGATCACAATTATATTTCATAAAGTGATTAGAATCGGAAACGTATTTCTTGACATTTTGGCTATTAACCATACTTTTAGCGATAACTTCAGCTATTTCCAAAAGTTCCGCATTTGGCTTCATAGGAGTGACATTAGAATGTACCCACATAGCATTAATAAACGCAACATTAACTAGATCTTCAGGATGATGAGCTGTTAGAACAATAGGCTCAGGAGCAGCACTAGAAGAACCAAAAACATCTTCAGCTGATTGCGGTGATATGTCTCTATCAAAATGAGAGACAAATTCGCAATTGGATTTTAAGAAGAGATCATCACCATAAAAGTGAGAACACTTCTTGACTTTTGGTATACGGAAAGGACGCCTTTCATACACCTTAGAATACCTATTTTTGATTTTTGTCACATGTCTATCGACACGATACTCATTTTCTTGTTGATCCAAAAAATTTAGATATTTCTCTCTTTCAACAAGAGTTTTCTGTCTAAAATTTTGTAGATAGAGACGATAACTATCATCTATATCATCAAAAAGATCATACATAGTAAAATAATCATAAAAATCTTCTTTACACATTTCTAAAACACTGCTACTAGTGATAGACTCTGGGCCATTGTCACTAGATTTCCTAACTAAACGATATTGGGGGCGAATGTAAGTCATTTTAAAGAAGAATTTGAAGGTATGCATTTAACGCATGGCTACGGTAGAAATATTTAAAAACCTTCCATCTGAGGTTCCAGTCAAAGACTGTACTATAAAAATGTAAAACAATATTTAACCATCTCCCACTCTACTGAACTAACGAAAATTCAGCGTTGGTACACCCTATTATGGGTAACAATAGATATTGAATTATAAAAATACAGTAGGTCTGCATAAATGTGCTTAACATACTTTCATAGAACTTATTCTCTAATCAAGTTATTTTTGGATTTTAAAATTTTTATGGGACTTAAAAAGTCTTTATATTTTGTTACAATAAAACAAGAAATTTGTTGGAAAAAGTGTATGAAGGTGAGATAACCAATAACTGAAGATAAAGAAATCGTACACACTAAAACGCATGTAATCAGACAATAGTTGCTCCAGCTAAGAGCGATCTAATATAAAAAGGCTTAAACCCTACTACCAAATAATGTTCATACGAGACGCACAAAGAAAAACTTCGTACGAAACGCACAATAAAATTCG